TATTGAAAAACATCCTAAAGATAAAATTACTTGCGCTACATCTAAAGCATCTGCTGTAGGTTCTCCAAGAAGTTAATTATGTATGGCTTTTACAACAACAACAACTTTAATAGACGATAATTTTAAGGTAACCGTAAGAGCAAGTGGTATTGGTAATGAAACAAAAAATGTTTTATTAGATGCTTCTGAATTATCAGGTGCAACATCAAAACCTGATTTATCGGTTGCAAAAATATATTATGAAATACTAGGTACAGGTAATTTAACTTTATTTTTTGATGCTGATACAGATGAAGAAATAATAGTTTTATCTGGTCGAGGTACATATGGTTTAGTTGTTAATCAACCTAAACTCAAACAAGGATTAACAGGCACAACATTAGTTAATCCATCGGGAGATATTTTATTATCAACTGATAGTAATGTGTCAAAATATAATTTAGTTTTAGAATTTATAAAAGAAAAAGGTTTTACAAATGGCTGATATAGTTTCAACACAAGTATTAACTGACACAACAGGTGTTAAATATGGTGTTAAGTTAACAAATTATTCTGACGGTACAGGTGAAACTTTAGTTAAAAAAGTTGATGCTTCTGAAACAACTTTTATGACTGAAGATGGCAACCGAAAAATATCAAAAATATTTTGGTCCGTAAATACAGCAAATCCTAAATCAGCAGTTGAGTTGATATGGGATGGTGCTACTAATGCTACTGCTGTATTACTTTCAGGTCAAGGATTTTGGGATTTAAGAGCTGATGGTAATGAAATAGCAAATAATGCTACAACACCAACAGGTGATGTTTTATTATCTACAAAAAATTTTGCAAACGGAGATAATTATACAATATTAGTAGTGTTTAGATAATTTTATATTATATTATGAGTTTGGTTCAACTTTTTGGTTTTCCTATTTACAAAAAATCACTTAAAAATGAAGACTATGATAGAGATGGTCTTTTAGATACTATTCAAAAAAATTACGATAAAGACAACAATAGAAACAAGTGGGCAACTGGTTTTACAGATATGCACCATTCAGTATGTGATGATGATAATACTACATTTGAAAAACCTAATTATCAAACTCTTTTGCCGTTATACAACAATTGTATATCAGAATATCTAAACAGTTTTAAATTAAAAAATCCTGTCAAATATAACTTTAGAATTGTTAATTATACCTGTATGACAAACGGTCAGTATATGGAACCTCACGTTCATAGTAACGCTGATTTTACAGGTGTTCATTATATTCAGTATGATAGTGATGTTAATAATAGTACCACATTTGATAATTCAAATGACTATGCAAAATTTATTAGTACATTAAGACCTAGTTTAATTAAAAATTTTGATGAAAATACACCAGAAAATTCTTTTTTGTTTAGAAATATTAAATTAGATACTAACCAAGATGATGTTGTTATATTTCCAGCCGTATTAACCCACAGTATATCAAAGGTTATTACGAGTAGAAAAAGAATAACAGTTATATTTAATTTTGACATAGAATAAAAAAATGAAGTAAAATAAGGTTTATAGAACAAAACTTTTATAAATAGTTTTATTAAAAAGAGAGAGATAAATGAAACTTATCACGGAAGAAATACAAGACGCAGAATATATCGTTGAGCAAAACAACGGTAAAAAAGATTATAAGATCAAAGGTATCTTTATGCAGGCCGAGATGAAAAATAAGAACGGCCGTATTTATCCAAAAGAAATTTTGGGAAGAGAAGTGATGAGATACAACCGAGAATTTATCAACAAAAGTAGAGCATTTGGTGAACTAGGTCATCCAGACGGTCCTACCGTTAACCTAGAAAGAGTATCACATATGGTAAAATCGCTCTATCCTGAAGGTAATAACTTTATTGGTGAAGCTAAAATATTAGACACACCTTATGGAAAAATTGTGAAGAACCTTATTGACGAAGGCGCAAAACTAGGAGTTTCAAGTAGAGGTATGGGAACATTGAGTAACTCACAAGGCGCAAATGTAGTAAACAATGATTTTTACCTTGCCACAGCAGCTGATATAGTTGCTGATCCATCGGCACCTGAAGCATTTGTAGAAGGTATTATGGAAGGTAAGGAATGGGTTTGGGATAATGGTGTTCTAAAAGAACAAGAAATTAACCAATTAAAGTTACAGGTAAAACAAGCGAAACGATCACAACTTGCTAGTATTCAAGCAAAAGTGTTTGAATCATTCCTTAAAAAGCTGTAATTTTATAAATATTACTTGACATTCCTAATATGAGTGTCGGTATTTTGTAACTATTAATAGGAGAAAATAACAATGGCTGACAACAAAGTGGCAGATTTGCCAACAAAAAATGCTGTTGCTGCTGAGCCCGCTAAATCACTTGCTGGAACTATTCAACAAGTTATGACTAAAGCTATCACTTCACCAAGTGATGGTAAAGTAGATTTCGCACAAGGGGTTAACCATATTACAGGTGACCCACACCAAAAAAGTGCAGGTGCGGCTGACAGTATGTCAACACTAAAAGCAAATGCTGAAAAAGATGCTGAAGATAAAGAAGAAATCAAAGCAGCTTATGAAGCAGATGAGAAAAAAGACGAAAAAGAAAAAGAAGAAGTTAAAGAAGTAGCTCATAAAGATGATGAGAAAAAAGATGAAGTAAAAGAAGGCGAAATGCCTCAAGCTGCTTTAGACGCTCTTAAAAAGAAACAAGATAAAGAAGATGCTAAAGAAGAAAAAGAAGATGATAAGAAAAAAGAAATGAAAGAAGCATCTGAAAACGACAAAGAAGAAGACGAAGAAGAAGAAGAAAAGAAAGAAGCATATCATAACAAAGACAAAAAAGAAGCATATCACAGCAAAGACAAAAAAGATATGAAAGAAGCAGATATGAAAAAAGATGATGAGAAAGAAATGAAAAAAGAAATGTCTGCTAAAGATAAAGTCAAAGATATGGATATGAAAGAAGACGTAAATGCTTTAACTGAAGGTGAAGACCTATCAGAAGAATTTAAAGCAAAAGCGGCTACAATCTTCGAATCTGCTGTTAAAGCAAAACTTGTCGAAGAAATCGAAAATTTAGAAAGCGAATACGAAGCTAAGGTTACAGAAAAAGTTGAAGAAACTAAATCTGAAATCGTAGAAAAAGTTGATGCTTATCTAAACTATGTAGTAAGTGAGTGGATGAAAGAAAACGAACTTGCTATAGAAAAAGGCTTAAGAAATGAGATTACTGAAGATTTTATCGGTGGTCTTAAATCTTTATTTGAATCACACTACATTGATGTCCCAGCGGACAAATACAATGTGATTGATGAACAAGCTGCAGAAATTGAGGAGTTAAAAAATAAACTTAACGAATCAGTTGAACAAAACGTTGAACTTAACTCAAAAATCGGTGAATTTGCTAGAGAAGATATACTACAAGATGTAGGATCTGACCTTGCTGAAACTGAAAAGGAAAAGTTTAAAGGTTTAGCAGAGAGTATTGAATATAAAGACGCTGCTGATTTCAGAAAGAAAGTAGAAACTGTAAAAGAATCTTACTTTCCAAGAAAGAAAGCAACGAGTGAAGAATCTAATGATGTAGCGGATAAACCAGACTACTCTAATTTAAGTGAGTCGATGGCTGCATATACCGCTGCTATTAGTAAAACAAACAAAAATCCATACACTAAAAAGTAAGGATTAGTTAATTAACTAAAAAGAGGAGATAGAACAAATGTTTTTATCAGAACAACAACAACAGAAATGGCAGCCTGTATTGGATCATCCTGATCTTCCAGAGATCAAAGATTCGTACAAGAGAGCCGTTACATCTGTAATTTTGGAGAACCAAGAGAAAAGTTTGAGAGAGGACGCTGCATTTTTAAGTGAAGCTGCTCCAACAAACGCTACTGGTGCTTCAATTAATAACTGGAATCCAATTCTTATCTCGTTAGTTAGAAGAGCTATGCCAAACTTGATCGCTTACGATATCGCAGGCGTTCAACCTATGTCTGGCCCTACTGGCTTAATATTTGCTATGAGAAGCAGATATGCAAGTCAATCAGGAACTGAAGCTTTATTTAACGAAGCGGATACTGAATTTTCAGGATCAAACGCTGCAAGTTCAAACGTAGATGGTTTCACATCATCTGCTCAAACAGGTTCGAACCCAGCTGTACTTAACGATTCAATCGGTACTTCTACTGGTTACACAACTGGTACTGGTATGACAACTGCTGCTGCAGAATCACTTGGTGATGCTGCTGGTAACGCATTTGCTGAAATGGCATTCTCAATTGAGAAATCAACTGTTACTGCTAGATCAAGAGCGTTAAAGGCTGAGTACACTATGGAACTTGCACAAGACCTAAAAGCAATTCACGGCTTAGATGCTGAAACTGAATTATCAAACATCTTATCTGCTGAAATCCTTGCGGAAATCAATAGAGAAGTTGTAAGAACAGTTTACAGAACTGCTGAAGCTGGTGCTGCTGACAACGATAACTCAAACGCGGCTATCAATACTACTTCTGCTGGTATCTTTGATTTAGATACTGACTCAAATGGTAGATGGTCTGTTGAGAGATTCAAAGGTCTAATGTTCCAAGTTGAGAGAGATGCTAATACTATTGCACAAAGAACAAGAAGAGGAAAAGGTAATATGATTATCTGTTCTTCAGATGTTGCAAGTGCATTACAAATGGCTGGTGTATTAGATTACACTCCTGCTCTTAACAACAACTTAAACGTTGATGACACTGGAAATACTTTTGCTGGTGTATTAAACGGAAGATACAAAGTATACATTGATCCGTATGCAAGTAACTTGTCGTTTAACGCATCTCCAACTAAACAATACTATGTTGTTGGTTACAAAGGTACTTCACCGTATGATGCTGGTATATTCTACTGCCCATACGTACCACTACAAATGGTAAGAGCAGTTGGTCAGGACAACTTCCAACCAAAAATCGGATTCAAAACTAGATATGGTCTAGTAGCGAACCCTTTTGCTGGTGCAAGTGCTTCTGGTAACATTACTGCTGACGGTGTTGGTGCAATCAACTCAAACAGATACTACAGACGTGTTCAAGTAACGAACATTATGTAATCTCTATTGAGATATATTTTAAAAAGGGCGGCCGTAAAAAGTCGCCCTTTTTTTTTAGCATAAATAGAACGTATGAAAAAAATACTCATTCAATATCTTTATATATTTGTCATAGCATTAATAATGCTATGCGTGTTTACAATAGTTAATTCTTGTGAACCAGAAAAGGTTGACGAAACATTACCTGTATGTGAAGATTACCAAGTATCAACTGAAGAAAACCCTTGTAAAAAGAGTGGTGAAAGTATTAGTACAATTGCAGATGCTTTAGAGAAACTAGGTGAGTCAGGATCACTTCCTAAATAGTATATAAATAGTATTATGACTACTACAAATAGTTACAATAGACAACCTACAAAATTGGACTATGCAAGCCCTACACAGTTTAAGTTTGGTATTATCAAACTACCAAAAGTAGAATATTTTTGTACGGCTGCAAACATACCTGGTATTACATTAGGTACGGCCAATCAACCTACACCTTTAAAAGATATACCTATTCCTGGTGATAAATTAGATTATGATACTTTAAACATATCATTTTTAGTAGATGAAAATTTAGAGAACTATAGAGAAATACACGGTTGGATGACAGGTCTTGGTTTTCCAAAAGACACATCACAGTTTCGTGCTTTACAAGGTGCAAGTGCTGATAGATATCCAACAACTACAGATACAGGTATTAATAGAGAGTTAGGTAAAGTTTCAAAAGCAGTACAAGATGATGGTGGATTATATTCAGACGCTACACTCTTTGTATTAACCAGTAAAAATAATGCAAATATAGAAATAAGATTTAGAGATATATATCCAATATCAC